GCACGCAGCTTGGCCTCGGTGGTCGGAATGCCGGCATCGCTCAATGCCTGCTTAAAATCTACGTCACTCACAGCGTTACCTCGACAGATCCAAATTCAACGGTTTTGGCGATTACCAGGTACTTGCCCTTCTCCTCTTCAAGGATTCGGACGGTGCCCGGTACCAGGCGCACGTCAGCCTCCACCAACAGCTCCAACTGCTGAATGCAGTCGGATTGACGGAAGCGATCGCGCTCGGCCACCATGGTCACCAACAACCCGCTTTCGCGGATCATGTGACCGATGTCCTGGGCGATGCTGGCCCGATCCTCAACCAGCAGGGGCTGGTTCGAGGGATCCAGGGTCAGGTCGTTATTGGTGATCAGCAGATCGATATAGAGGCTCATCCGCCCACCGCCATGGCCATCATGTTTTCCATCTCCAGCGGGCTCATAGTCTTGGCCGTATGGATCTCGACCTTCTCCACGTGGGTGCCTTTGTTCTGGTTGCTGGTGTTTTGGATGCTGGTCAGCAGCCCACCCGGAGGCACAGCCGAAGGCCGTGAAGGCGAAAGGCTCGGAATCGCCGCATTGATGGTCTGCTGTGCTTTCTGCGCCGCGCTGGCGGTGTCTGCCGCCATTACAGCCGCTTCAGCTCCGGGCACCTGGGGCAGATCGCCAAAGCGGGTTTCGATGTTCACGCCCGGGATCTTGTTCATCATCTCGATCAAGCCGTTGATGGCTTGGCTAAAGACTCGAACGATGCCGTCCCAGGCGGCTTTCGCCATGCCCGACCAGCCGCCCATGGAGCCGAACCAGTCCGACAGCGCGGAGAGCTGGTCACTGACCCACTTGAACGCGACCGTGTTCATCAGTGCGCTGGCCAAGTCGTCCCAGTAATAGATCGCGGCGCCGACGATCGCGACCAAGGCGACAATGCCGGCGATGATCAGCCCTATCGGGTTTGCATACATGGCGGCGTTGACCAGCCAAATTGCGCCCTGCCAGAGCAACATGGCGCCCTTCACCAGTCCCATCCACGTCACCATCAGGATCAGGCCAGTGACGAATGCGATGCTCATGGCCGTGTGGAAGATAAACATGGCGATACTGCGGTAACCGGTCCAGGTAAGAACTTTCCAGACCACAATCAAAGCCAACCACACCATCTTGCTCAGCCCGACCACGAACGTCAGTGCCGCCATCGCTGCCGTCAGTCCCAAGATCGTCAACACCACGATGCCAATCACTCGGGTGATGTTGGGGAACAACTGGGTCCAGCGTGTCAGTGTGCCGGCGATGCCGCTTAGGCGGTCCATTAAGGGTGCCAGAATCGGAATAAGTGCCTGACCGAACGCAATGCGCAGTGCTTCGACTGCAGCAGCGAACTGTTGCCACGGATCCACCATGGCCTTGGCCATGTTCGCAGCGTCCTCCAGGCCCCGGACTTTGCCAAGCTTATCCAGGCTGTTTTTGAAGCGGTCGGTATCTTTGGCCAGGGCGGTGATGACCCGCGCACCTTCACCGCCAAAGGCCTCGGTCAGCTTGGTGCCGGCAGCGGCACTGTTCAGGTCACCAAACTTGCCCTCGAGCTTGGCCAAGATGTCGGCCATCGGCATCAGTTGGCCGTTCTGGTCGTTGAATTTCATCCCCAGCTTTTCGGACGCCGCACCGATGTTCTCGAAAAACGACTTATACAGACCACCGGCGTCGCCACCTTCCATGGTGCTGCTCAACGAACCGATCACCGCGAACTGTTCGGCCAGGTCAACACCGGCCGTATTGGCGATCTGGCCCACTTCCTTGAAGGCATCCTTGAGCTGTGCGCCGTCCGTGCGGAACAACTGGGCAGCCAGTGCCGTCTGACCGCCCATTTTCTCGACCCATTCGCTTTTGCCCATGGCATCGGCCTGGGTTTTGAACAGGTTGTACATGGTGCCGACATAGGCCCCCATGGTCTCGGCGTCGGATTTGGTCGCCTTGGCCAACAGGTTGCTGGTGTTGGTGAAGGTGGCAAGCTGAGAGCCCGTCAGCCCCTTGATGGCGCCCTCGATGGCGTAGGCCGACGCAGCAAAGTCCCGGGCGTTTTCACCGTAGGCCACGGAGAACTCCAAAGCCTTTTGATTCAGGGCCGTGAGCGCGTCCTCGGCTACGCCTAAGGATCGGACTTCACCCAGGGCGCGGTTCATCTCCAGCGCCGGTTCCAGGGATTGGCTAATCGCAACACCCGCGCCCACCATGCCCGCAAGCCCAAGGCCCATGGTCTTGATGTTGTTTTGACCCTGCTCTGCCAAGTCCGAAAAGCTGGTTTTAACCTTGCCCAACGGCGCGGTCACCTTGTCGGTCAGGCTCAAGATAAAGGCCAGGCGGGCGCTGCGATCTGCCATGTGTCGTTACCCGTTCAATGCAAGAGCGATGGCGTTGGCCACCGCGATTTCCATGCGTTTCCAGTGCTCGTCTTCCAGCCACTTGGCCGTACCCATCACCTCTGGCGTGGGCTCTTGTCCTGGTAGCCAGCGACTGGACAAGGCCATCAGTTGGCCTAATCCGTCCTCGGTCAGGCGCTCAGCGTGCTGGAGTGCTTTTTTACGATGATTTCAACGTCCGGGGCGTACTCCTCGAGCAGCGCACCGGCGATCTGCATCGTCATCACCGGGTTGGTCATCAGTGCGCCCAGATCGGCGCGTTGCTCGGCCGCCACGGTGTTGCTGAGCAGGTTGTGGGATGGGGCGACCTTGTTATTGGCGGTCATGGCGTTGAAGTACTTGGTCACGTCCTGCGGGGTCATGGAAAAGGTGAAGTCTTTTTCGCCAACGGTCAGAGTGATTTCGCGTTTATCGGTCATCGTTTTGTTCCATTCAGATTTATGGGTAACGGTCAGCGCAGGCAGATCCTGCGGACGTGGTCTTGCAGACCCAGGATCATTTGCCGGCTGAGGGCGAGTTGATCTCTGAGGGTGAAATAATCCGATCGAGCGTCTGCTGTGAGTTCGGCGGTTCCTGCATCAGCCACGCCGCCGGCGCCGGTCTGGTCGGGCTTTGGGGGGCTGCAGGTAGCTTCAACGCGCAGCCGCTTACTGCCATCGTCAACAGCACGGCGCAGGTCATTGATTTCAGAAAGTGCATGGTTAAGAGCCTTGGTTCGGGTGAGGTCGTTTTCGTCGCGGTCGGCCAGCATTTCGCCGCTGATACGGGCCGCTTCGCGCAGGCCGCTGACCTCAAACAGGGCGCGGTTGCGCTCATCGATGAGGTGGCTAAACAAAAACCAAGCGGCCAAAAACAGCAGCAACGAAAGCAGATTCGAGGGGAGCGCCGTCATAGTCCGACCTCACAGAGTTCACGCTCAGCAGCGCGACGGTTCACCAGCCCGGCCAGTTGTTTGCCGCCAGCATAGATCCAGCGCGACAACTGGGCGCAAGCGCCCCGGGCGTCACCGCCGTTGAGCAGGCGCAGCAGTGTCGAGCTGGAGAACTGCCCCTCCCCTACGTTGTAAACAAAGGATCCCAGGGCAGCGCGCCGGGTATCAGGCAGCGGAACACGTACCTGGCGGTCCACCGCGGTCAGTGCGATACGCAATTCACGCTGCAGCAGCTGGTCGCATTGCCCCGGTGTGGCCCGATCGCCCAGCTTTACGCCCTGGGTGACGCCTTCGCAGATAGTGGGAATGCCCACCGGATCGAGGTAGGCCACCAGTGAGCGACCTTCGAACCAGGTAACCAATGCGCCGGTCATGCCCAGCACGCCCGTTAACGCACCAATGACGATCTTATTGCGCAGGCTCATGGCTTGCCCTTCCAGTCGCGCAGCATCTGGCGGTATTTAGGGACCAACAGAAAAATCTGCAGCACCATGTAAAGCGCGGTCAGCATGTAGGCAACTGCCGACCAGTCGACGGCACCTGTCGCACCGGTAGCGGCTACGCCGATTGCCGGTGCCGCCTTGGCGAAGGCAATGGCAGTGTCCTGAGCGACCTGATTCGTGCTCATCGGAGAGCTCCTTTCTCAAAAATGGTCTGGCATGGCACGCAACGCAGGATCCCGCCCAGTGCCTGGCGTGCTGCAGGGATTTCGCTGTCACAGTCCAGGCATTCACTTCGGCTTGGCCCGATCGGGCGCGACTTGGCCAACTGGGCGGCAATCGCCTGGTCGCGTTGGCGTTGCTCCGTGGCCTGGGCGCGATCGAACGGGCAAGACATCAGCGCAAGCCCTCGATCTCTGCAGCGGCCAAGTAAGGCACGCCATTGATGCGGATAAAGTCCGGGCTGGTGACGTCAAACGGCACCTTGTGCTTGGACGTTTCACCGCCTTTCGGAGTGATGCCTAACAGGCTCGAGACCCGCAATTTGCAGCCGAAAGCCTCGACACGCAGCTCCTCGTCGCCGGCCTTGGCAAAGAAAACAGTGTCGAAAGGATCCAACCCGCGAAAGCTGCCGGCAGAGCGTGCCGCTTCGATCAGTAGGTTGAAGTTGCTGGTGGTGAATTCCATTTCTCCGCTAGCCGAGACGTCGCCGTCTACGTGGCCATCAGGAACGCCCTTGCTCTGTGCCACGGCGGTGTTGTCCGTGATGTCGAGGGTGCAGCTTTCAACGTGAACGAGCAGATCGCCCAGGTTCACGTCGAAGTTCTTGCCGCCAATACGTGACATAGGGGGTTACTCCGAATCGTCGGTGGAAAGATCGAGGGCGATGTTGGCCGTCAGGTCTTTCGGGCAGTTGAGCGGTCGGATCTTGATGTACATCTCGACCTTGGTTTTGCTGAGCCACACCAGGACGATGTCGCCATCCTTGGGCGCTTCGATCTCGCCCGGGAACACCAGGCCGGCGAACGTGGCGGACTTGGCCATCTGGCGCAGTGGCTTCATAAACGCACTGATGGCAGCGGCCATGCTGTTGGGGGTGTTGTTGAGTCGGCGATCACCAACGCGGCGAATCAGCAGCGGGCGCACCTGGCGGGCGGCTTTGTCAGCCAAGCGCAAGTACTCCACCACCTGAAAGTCACTGTCCGGCGCATCAAGCATGTTGCCGTCGCCCCAGAACACGCCCGGGTAATCGGGGTAGGTCTGCGAAACAGAGAAGCGCGCCTTGTCCAGCTCGGCACGGATCGCCGATGGCAGTGGCACTTTGTCGAGGTCGACAGGTACAGGGCCCAGACCTAACAGAGCGCCGGACGCAACACGCATGGGGGTGTCGGCAATGCTCACTGCAGCATTCGCCAAGCGACCGGCCAGTACGCCCAGGTCATTGCCGTGCAACTGAGGCACGACAAGGACACGCGGCGCGGCAAGGCCCGTGGTAATTGCCCGTTGCTCGATCAGGTATTGATCCCAGGTCTGCAGCGGGGTGATGCCCGCACTCGCCGCCATCACGAAAGCCCGACGGCCATAGATGTTGTTCAGCTCGATCGCCGCGTCATGCATGGCCGACAGTTGTGCTGCAGCCGTGACCGGTTTGGTGATCACCACCGACTCGACCGAAAACCCCTGCTGCTGTGCCATCTCCAGTGCGTCGGACCAATCACCATCTGCCCCGATCGGCGCCGCTAGGCAGGCCCAGCGATCGCCACCGTTCAATTTGGCGGCAGTGATCTGGGTTTTCAGGTCACTGGCCGGAATGCCAAGCGCGCCGTCCAGGTCACTGTCGGTGTTCAAAGGAATCAGCGTGCCGACGCTCTTTGCGCCGGTGCCGATGAAAAGGAAATAGCGTTCGATCTCAGTCACGGCACCCTGGCCCAGATTGAGATTGTTAACGCTGACTTTGCCGAGTGCCATGCAGTGCCTCGCTAGCGGGGTGAATTAAGGATTTGTTGAAAGACCTG